CCTTCATGGTCTCGATGGTCTTCTCGACCTTGGCAACCTGTAAGTGAGCGGCTGACACGCGAGCCACGTGCCACAAGTTGCTGCCGATCAAAGCGACAGCAAGCGCGCCGATGATGTAGAAGGTCGGCGGCACCATCTCTCATTCCTCCACGATCTCGATGGACAGCGACGGCGCCAGCCCCTCGATGACGCCATCGCGGAAGTAGACCCGTTGGCCAACGGTGGCGGCGCCTCGCACGACGACGACACCGCCTCCAGGTTCTTCGACCGTCACTGCGGTGCCGCTGACTGCCGTGACGTTGCCAACCTGCAGCGGCGCGGCGGCCAGCAGCCTCTTGAGGCGGACGAACGAGTTAGACATGGGTCTCGACCTCCAAGGTCTGATAGATCGTCGGCATGCTCACGTTGACAGACACTGCGCGCGTCAAGCCGATACGGACCGTGCCCCCGTCGTCATACTCGACGAACTTGCCGGGCCTGATGATCCCGGTGCTACTGAGCACAGGCATGCGGAGACTGACCATCGCCACGCGCCCGGTGTCAGACAAGATGGCACGACCACGCTGCCGAACCGGCACGGCTGCCGTGATCAGGGGGTCGACAACGCTCGGGGCCACCAAATCGCCCGCCGTGCCCGTGCGCGTGTAGCGTCCCAGCACACCATCCTTCTGCCCCGAAACATAAACCCGGTTGTACTCGGGCTTGTTGGTCCAGGCGATGCCTTCCCGGCTGACGACATCGGCGGGCAGCACGTAGTCTGCCGTCACCCCGTCCCATTCCCATGCCGGCACGGGATAGCGCAACAGTAGGCTCAACGCTTGATCCGTGTTGTGCGGCTGCACATAGGCGCCCGTTGCGGCGGCCACCGCGTTGAGCGCAGAGATGTAGGTGCCTTGGTGCGACCACACCCCGCCCGGCACCGTCCAGTCATCCAAATCGAAGTCGACAGTCCACCCGAGCGGCACGCCGTTGAATGTCAGGATGTCGTTGACCAACTGCTCTGCGGTTCGAGCCGTTGAGTTGCCGAAGGTGAGCACCGGTGCGTAGGGTGCGTCGAGCGAGGCTGCCTTGCCGCGACCCCCGAGCCGGATGCTGGTGCGGCCGAACACGCGCTCCCACGCCAGGCTCTCGGCATAGAAGCGATAGGACACCCCGTTGATCACGGCTTCGAGTTCCACCGGATCGCCGCCGACAGGCTGTAGATTCGGCAACGCACGGCCCGGAACGGATGCACTGAAACTCCACGTCCACGAGTCCACGTCGAGGCTCATGTCCATACCGAGTACCGGGATCTCGATGCCCCCCACTACCCGGGTCAAGGTTGCGCTGTTGACGGTCATGTAGACCCTCCTGATAGGCACGACGATCTGCCCCGGGGGCGTCGGCCCGCCAGGCTGGCAGATCAAAAGCAGAGACCCGGTGCTGACTGCAAGTTCTGAGAACACCAGATCGGGGTCTGGCAGGTAGCACGGGTTGAACGGTGGGGGCACGACGATCGGCGGCACGCTGGTGCCGGCCGGTGGCCGCATGGCGTCTTGGTGCCGCGCCAACCACGCCCCGTCGAGAGCCGCAGCTTGCCCGTAGGTGTCACTACGTCTTATCGGCAGCCGCAATGCAGCACCCCACGGCACGACCATGGCCGGACGCCGATCACGATGCCGTTCTTGCCAGTCGGTGCTGCGGATAGCCCTTGCACCCACGGCCTCCTGATACCGACCAGTGCGCTGCAGCCGTCGATCGCGCAGCGCGTCTTGATGCCGCGCAACTGCGCCAGTCGGAGACATGTGATCGGCGTCTTGATGCCTCGCAGCCAAATTCGCTCGACTCGTGCGCACCGCATCCTGATGTCGCGCCGTCAGATCGGTGCGGAGACCGGCCGAGGCACCCCACCCAGTCTGCGGGCCAACCTCCGTGGCCTCGGCGCGCTCGTACCGGTTTTGCGAGCCTACTTGCAGAGCCGCCGCATCCTGGTGCGAGGCTCCAACCTTCGAGACCAAAGGACGGTCGGTGTCAGACACATAGCGGGCCTGAACTGCCCCGGTGAACCCGGGCAGCACCCCTGCCAGGGTGATCGGGAATCGATACCCGACCTCGATCGAGCCTCGAAACCCTGGTAGCACACCCGCAGCGTAGGCGGTCGCATCCGGTAGGCCCTCGACCTCCCCAAACAGCAGATCCGGCGTGCTCGCAGGGGGCAGCCGGAAGAGCAGATCAAACGACAATGGTGCCGCCAATGACCTGGGCCTTGCCACCCACGAACAGCGTGGTGTCGGCCAGCCGCACGAACCCGTCCCCAGCGTCGTTGCTCACGTCGCTGTCCCCGGCCCACACACCGGCTGCGGTGTACCAGCGTGCCCAGTCTGCCCCGCCGCTGGCCACGTTGAGCGAGAGAGCCGACACGGCCAGCGTGAGCACGCCGTCGAGCACCGTACCAACCGGCTTTGGTAGTGTGATCGAAACCAACAGCACGGATCCTGTCGGCGTTGCACCGGGCACCGGTGCCGTACCGCTGTAGATTTCGAGAACGGCTCCCGCTCCCGCTCCGGTGTCGAGGTGCGCGACCCAGGCGGAAAGCTGGGAGGACTTCAGTGAGGTCGAGGCGTCGAAGCGCATGTCAGGCCGCCTCCGGCGTGAGGTTGTCGGCCGGCACAGCCCTGAAGTTGCCCGTGTGGTCGAGGGCCAGCACCGTGTACCGCTGCGACCGATCGAGGCCGTCGAACGTGTACGCGCCGGTTGTTGCGTCACTCCACGCTTCTCCAACCAAGATGCCGTCCCGATCCCGGTAGAGCCTCACTCGACGGCTCACGGCATAGTCCGGTGTGCCCTTGATCTTGACCGTGCCGGCGATGACGCCATTGCCCCCGCGACCGGTGGCCACGCGGTACTGCTGCCGCCACGCGGCGGTGAAGACGACCGGGGGCGTGGCCGCCAGCGTGCCCCTGGTCAGTAGGCTGGGCAGTACGGCCGCTGAGGTGTGCGATCCGGGCATTACCAGGGCCCAGTGCAGTCGACGAACCAGCATCCGTCGGCCGAGTTGAAGGCGCGCAAGGTGCGACCCGTGAGGCCGGCCACCGCGGAGACCGTCTCGCCTTGGGCGAACACCGACTGGCCAATGCTCTGCGGGGTCACGAACTGCCCTCGGAAGTAGCCTCGCATCGTGCGCGCCGCTGTCTCGTAGATGGCCACGCGGGTGAGGTTCAGCGCCCCGTCGGCCCCGTTGGGGTACTGCGTGCCCGCGGCGGATCCAGACCGCCACTCGGTGCTGGCGGCGTGGCTGGGAAACAGCCCGCGCCGCTGGGCCCGCGTCGACACCCCGAGCCCGGTGTACGCCCGAGACAGGTACGTGCCGAACGACGCGTTGTTCCCCGAAGCCGTGAGGAAGTGAATGTCTCCCGTCCACAAGGCAGGGCTCACCCCGACGTAGGTGTTCGGCGCGCACTGCAGGAACGCGGCGTAGCCGTCGCCAGGCACCAGGCTCTCGAAATCGCCGAAAGCCATGAAAGCCGAGTACGCGGGCGATGCGTGGGCGTCGAACGCCAGTCGCGTCATCAGGTAGAACGTCCTGTCGTCACCGACCAGCGCCCAGTGGATCGCCGTCGCGTTGGCGTAGGGGCTCTTGGTCCAGTACCCGCCGCCGTTGACCTGAGCATCCGTCGGGAACTCGCTCGTGCCCGTGTTGACGCCGGTCATCGTCTCGTAAGCCCGCACACGAGCGTCGGTCGTTCCGGTGTCGTCGATCTGCAGATAGTGCCTGGTGCCGGCCACGTTCGGCGACCTGAAGACCTCGATGTCCGTGGTGTTGAACTCGCGCGTCCATCCCAACGGGGAGACTTTGGTCGTGATCGTCCCCGTAGCCGCTTGGTCGGAGATGCCAGTCGCATCGAACGTGAACGTGGTCGGCGTGTGCGACAGCACGTCCTTGACGCCGTTGAGCCCCGAAGGCGTCGACCCGGCGATCGTCTGCTTGGACCCAGTGACGGCTGAGTGGCCCGCGGCCCGGGTTGCCGTGGCGATGCCGCCGGAGACCACGAGGGAGTCCAGCGTCCCTAGGCCAAAGCCGTCGACCAGACACGTCTTGAGCAGCGACGCGAGCGAGCCGACTTGACCGTTGAGGGTCGGCGCCCCGGACATCGTGTGGGTGATGAATTGAATTGTCATGAGGTGTCCTCGTCAGGGGGCGTCCACATCGCCACGAATCAGCAGCGTGAACGAATCGTCGGGCACAGTCTCCGGCCCTTGTTGGATGGTGCGCACGACCCACACCGGGAAGTACGCGCCGACAGTGTTGAAGCGCAGCACGTTGCCGGTAGCCCAGCCCGTGCCCCAGCCCAGCGCCGGGATCGTGAAGTACGGGGTGCTGCTGGCGGGGTTGAGCGGGCTGCAATCGGAAGACGTGTCGCCGATTGCGATCACGCCAACGTGCTCGCCGATCACGCGGAACTGAGTGGTGTTGGTGAACTGGATCGCCCAGCGTTCAGTCAACGCGCCGCTGTTCGAGACGACGATCGGGTTGGCGATGTCGTTGAACGTGCCAGTCGCCGGGTCGCCGATCACCGAGTCCGACCACGTGCTGGTCAGCGTCACCTGGTCGAACAGCACCGACACCCGGGCCCGCAAATCGCCGGCCACCAGGGCGCTTGACACATAGGACCCGGAGACCGGGTACGCATGGGTAACCTGCCTGGTCAGGCGCAGCCGGCCGTTGATCTGGACCTCGGCGACCATCGCCATGTCTTCAACCCGGTGTTCGATCGTCACCGGCTGGACCCACCCGGTGATGTTGTTGATCGTGACCGTTCCGGCGTCCAGGTTGGCCGTGTACCCGCTGTTGATGATCTCCCCGTTGTCATCGATCAGCCGTACCCGCGAGAGCCGCACGCGCCCGCAGTTCACCGAGTTCCCGTTGGCGTAGGTCGCCGGTGCAATTGATTGCGTGTTGCCCAGAACGATGAAGCCCCCGGGCCTGAAGATCGGCACTCGGCCGTCCTGCGGCAAACGCACCGGGTCCAGGCCGAGGATGGTGGCGTCGAGGGGCAGGTAGAAGTACGAGACGAAGTTGTAGCGCAGCGTCTGCGGGTCGACCGGCCACGGACGCCATATCTTGCCCGTCTGCGGGCCACTGGTCTGCACGTCGCCTGCGGAGTACCACCACTCGGCCTTTTGCTCGGCAGTGAGCCCCGAGTCAAGCACGTAGTCACCGAACTGCACCTCGACCAGGCCCGTTTCGTAGTCGATCTTTCCTCGCGTGTGGGGTCCAGTGAGATTGCCACTCAGATCGGACGTTGCAATCAATTGCGTGCCGGTCGCATCGGTCACAGACAGCGTGAGGGCACTCGGCTTGATTGGCGCGAGACTCGTCGAGAACACCACATTTGCGAGCAGCGGGTCGCCCTTGCTCGTGAACATCGACGTGAGCGTGAACGCGCTCGGGCTGCCACTCACGATGTAGTCGAACATCGTGGCCACCCCAGCGGCGTAGTCGATGTCACCACTGTAGGTGCCGGGATTCACGTTCGTGCGACCGCGGTAGATCTTGCCCTCGAAGTCGTCGTACTGCTGACCCATCCACGTGAACCGCAGCGACCCGGGGACGATGCGGTCCTTGGTGTACGGGCACAGGTCGATCGTGACCGTGGCGGGGGTGTAAGTCTCGGTCTTTGCGGTGGGCGTCGGCGAGCCGGACTTGTAGCGCACCATCAGAGAGTTGGCACCAAAAACCTCGGTCGAGGTAGTCGTATTGAAACTCCCACCCTTTGCCGTACTGCTGCCGCCTCCCCCCGTCGTACTGTTCGGCACCCCCACGCCGGGGTTCGAGTCGGCCGTCTCGTTGAGCGTATCCCATGCACGCCCATCTTCGTAGTTGGCGTTGTACGAGTTCTCGGTGAAGTCGGAACGCACCTTGAGCGCCACCGACTTACCCACATAGGACACAGTCCCCATGCCCTCAACAAAGCCTCCGACCCCATCATCGGTGATCGAGTGATAGACCGTGACGGCGTTCTTCGATGTCTGAGAGCTTGCTCGGATGTAGACGCTGCTGTTGGTGGTCGCAGAGTTCTTAGTGATCGTCTTCTCACCGATTCCCCTCCCGCCGAAGGGTATGGGGTAGGTGTACCTAACCTTGGTTGAAGAACTACTTGCCGACTTCGCCGAACTCGCCTCGTTGATGCTCGATCCAGCGGTTTCGGCAGTCTCCCTGGTCGTTGCCCACACCACTTCGATGCTGCCGGCCCCCGGAGTGTCGGTCAGCGTGAACGTCACAATGCCCGAGCCGTCGGGGGAGAGGCCGGGCTTGGCCTCTTCGATCAACGACGACCACTCGTAGTCGATCTCGATCTGGCCGCCAGGGTCGAGCATGTACGACGGCTGGAAGAATATCTCCCCGGTCACGTAGTTGATGTCGCCAACGCCATCGCCGGTGAACTTGCCCACGCCGTTGTCGGTGGCCGAGCGCACGACCGACGCCGAGGTCCAGGTGAGCGTGACCGAGTTCGGCTCGACCCCGCCGTGCTCGACGTTGAACGCATACTCGGGCGGCCGGAACCCGGCCTGGCCGCTACGGTTCGTGTACGAGGTGTTCTGACCCCAGTAGAAAACCACGGCACTGCGGTCGTCGGGCAAGGCATCCAGCGTGACGTTGATGCTGCCGGTCAGGTAGTTGATCGTGCCGGTGCCCGAACTGCCCGCCCCACCCATGGTGCCGTCGCCATTGTCCCGAATCTCGTAGTTGTTGCCGAGCGCGCGAAAGGTAACGCGCACCGAGCCCGGGGCCGGCAACGGGGTCAAGATCGTCACGTAGTTGAACGACCTGTTCTCCTGGCCGATACGAATACGCTGGGCCAACGGAGCGCCGCCGACGAACACCTCTTTCGGGGTCGTTGCCAACGTAACCAGATAGTCCGCGCTCGCTCGTTGATCGAGCACCGCGGTCTCGGTGCGCGCATTGGGCACGAGTTGCACGTAGGCCGAGGCAGCTTGCACTTCGACATCGCCGATCTGGACCTCTTCGGTGATCGGTTGCGCGCCATGGTAGTTGCCGGCGTCGGCCACCACGGTGTCGCGCACGAGCGCCTTGCCCGTCGCCCGCGTGAAGGTCTTCGAGGCCGGCGAGCCCAGGTAGTCCTCGCGCAGCGCATCGCTGATGTCCAGCGTGATGACCATCGCCTGGTAGTCCTGATTCGACACCGGATCAGTGAAGGTCCTTTCCTCGGCGACAACTCGGGTGATGCGAACGTACTGCTCGTATTCCGTCGACAAGCCCTCGTTCATGCGCAGCACGAGCGTGCGGCCGATCGGCGGCACAGTCGCGTTCAGGCGCTGGAACAACTGGATCGCACGCTGGCCGGCGATGTGGTTCTCGTACAGGTAGCCCGACCACTCCGGCCCGGCGTTCAGGTAACTCTCGACGCGGGCGCTGGCCACGGAGCGACGGTCGAAAACGTCGCGCGTGGTGAACATCGACACGGACACGAGCGGGTCGTCCGGCGGATCGGCAACGATCACGTTCGCGCCGAAGTACCCGTCCCGGTTGTCCGTGTCCACCCCGACGAACACCTTGCGCATCGACACCCGGCCGCCCGCACGATCGAGTTCGCTGATGTCGTTGAAGATCGCGTTACTGACCGCATCGGCGATGACGGTCGGCGTGGGCGCACCGCCGCCCTCCGGCACGTCGTCCATCACCTGGGACGCGATCAGCTTGATGTCGCCTGCGAGGATTGCCATGATGCTCAAACTTCCATGAAGCGAAGAGTGCAGAGATACCAGTCGCTCGATACGGTATCGCGCCAGTGCACAACCGGTTGTGCTTCGAGGCCGGTATCCTGGTGCCGGAAGATCACCGTCCGCGCCGAGCCGCGGAGTGTAAGGGTCATCGCTTTAGCGGGTTGTGCGGCCCAATTTCGCAGGGTGTCGACTGTCGAGCGAGGCATCCATGCGCTGCTCTCGTTCTCGGGCTGCAGCGTGATTGGGCGCCCCGCAAGACGGACACCGACCTGCACATCCAAAGCACCGGTGATCGTGGTCTCAACGGATTGTCGAACCGGACTCCAGTCGTTCTCGTCGGCCCAGTAGAGATCGGGGTTCAACGTCAGCGTTGTCGTGCCGTCGTTCAGGGTGATGCTCATGCTCCGTTGCCCTTTGCGTTTTCAAGACCCACAAGAATCGACGCCAGGTTGTCGGCGTCGGCTCGGCTTGCTACGTTGACCGTGCCCAACTTTCGCCCGGCAATGTTGATCGTCACCGGCGTGCCCGATGCCGGCGCTGCACTCGTGCTGTTCGACGAACCTACGCCCGGTGCGCGAGATGGGCCTACCGTCGTCAGCCCAGCAGCGTTGTATTCCTCGTATGCCTTTGGTGGCGGCCCCAGCGTGTTGCCGAGGTTGCTCATCGGCGCCCCGAGATAGTTGAAGAACTGCGAGCCGAATGGCTTGTCGCTGCCGCTCATGCCGGTATAGATGGTGCCCTCGTCGTTGCGCCAGTACCCGCCGAACTTGTAGCCCTGGTTGAGCGCCGGCACCCAAGTCCACGGGCCGTCTCGCGTCGGCGGCGGCAGGTAGGTGCCGTAGGTGACGGTGTTGCCGCTGCCATCCTTGACAAACCCACCACCGCCGGACCCCCCGCTTCCACCACCCCCGCCCGAACCGCCGGACTTCGATGCGTCCTTTGCGCTGCGCAGTTCCTTGAGTTTTTTAATCTCGGCCTCCAGGCCCTCGATCACGATGCCCGAGGCTCGTGCTTCTTCGAGCTTCGCCTTGGCGTTCAAGATGCGCGCTTCGATCTCGGCCTTCTTCTCTTCTGTCAACTTGCCAGACACCGACAACTGCTGCAGTTCAGCCTCGGACGCTGCGATGGTGGCTTCGGCTTCCTTGCGTTTGGCCTCGGCGGTGAGTGCGGTGATGCGGATCTGCACTTCCTTGGCGGCAATCTCCAGTCGCGTTGCCTTCTCGACATCGCCGGCCGCCCGAGCTAGGGCAGCCTGCGAATCGAGATACTGCTTCTCGACACCGAGAGCCGAGAGCCGCAGGTTGTAGCGCGCCTGCTCCACGGTATTGGCCGCCTTGATCGAGTCGACCTGGACGCGCAGTGCCGCCTGCTCACGTTGCAGGGCATCCACCTGTGCGGCACTGGCGTCGGCTTCCTTGATCTTGGTCTGCGCGTTGCTCTCGCGGGCGGCCAGTTCCGCCTGCTTTGCCGCAGTGAGTTGACCCGCTGCTTCGAGTTCTTCCCGTTCGAGCGCGAGAGCTTGCAGTTGCACCTCGGCCTCTTCCCGCTTTGCCGCCGCGACGTTCTGGATCTGCTCAATCTGGCGGCCCTTGGCTTCGATCTCCAGATTGACGGCCCCCACGAAGTCACCAGCAGCCCGAGCACTTGCGATCTGAATGTCCAGCGAACGCTGCTCCACTTCGAGGCTCGCGTTCATCAGTTGGTATCGCGCCTGCTGCGCGGAGCCCTCCGACTTCGTGAGTTCGATCTTGTCCTTCAAGGCGTCGTTGTAGAGCCCGATCGCCATGGCCGCGTCACGCTGCGCTTCCACGAGGCGCTTCTGACCTTCAACGCTCTCGTCTCCCGTCTTCGTCAAGGCATCGACGTTGGCCCGCGCGGCGGCGGCGGCTTCCCTGAAGTTGTCCAGCGCCGCGCTGTTGTCTTCATACGCCTTGGTGGCCAGTTCTCGTGCGACAGCCTCGTTCTTGGCAGCTTCAACGGCGGCCTTGCTCTGTTCGGCGGCAGCGGCTGACTTGACGATCTCCGCGTCCAGATCGGCCAGCCGCTTGCGACGGCTCTCGTCGCGGTCGCCTTCCTTCTGGATCAGCAACTGCAGTTCGGCCCGCTGATTGGCCATCAACGCAACTTCGCGGTTGCGTTGCTCAAGCACTCGCTCTTGAGCCGCGATGTTGGCTGCCGCAGCTTCCGCCGCCGCCCGCGACGACTCGATCTCGTTGCCACGCAACCGAGTCAGCGACACGATGGCGTTGCCCATCACCTCGGTTGCCTTGGCCTCCTTCTCGGCAGCCTCGATCCGCTTCTCCGTGACCTTCAGTTGATCCGCAGTGGCGATGCTCAACTTGATGTAGCGCGAGGCCAGTTGCTCGGCCGACAAGCCTGCCGTTTCATTGGCCCGAGCTTGATCTGCCGCAGCCTTGCCGGCGCCTTGCAGGCTCTCGACGACTGCATCCGCCTGCGCCGCGGTCTTGGCCATGGCGCTGGCCTGCAACTGCTGCGCGGCAGCATTGGCCTGCGATGCCTCGCTGTTTTCACGGATGCCGAGTGTGGCGTTGACGAACAACTTCGTCGTGGTGGCCAGCCGATCTCGCGTCTTACCGAGTTCTTCCCCCAGGAAACGGAAACCGTCAAGGTTGCCTTTCAGGGCTTCGTTGACGGCAATGGCCGCCTTGCCGACCAGGAACAGACCCTCGGTGAAGCCCTGCAGCGTCAGCACCACCGCGCCCAGCACACCGGTGAGCGCACGGAGCGCACCGGTGAGCAACACCGTCCACCCAGCATCGCCGGCTGCTTGTGCGGCCGCCGTCAGGGTGGTCTTCAGATCCTCGAAGGCCGGCGTCAAACCGGTCACTTCGCCCTGCATGGTCTTCAGTGCGTTGGTGAACGGCACGATGAAGTCGCGCGTAGCCAGCCCACCGCTACTGACCAGGGAGATCAACTGCTCTTGCGTGATACCGAGACCATTGGCCGCCAGACCGAGCGCACCAGGCAGTCGGTCGCCGAGTTGCTGCCGCAACTCTTCGAGCGAAACCGTGCCCTTGCTGGCCATCTGACCGAGAGCTTCCAGCATGCCCGTGACTTGATCGCCACTGAGGCCGAGAGTGCCGGCTGCCCGCGCAACCGCACTGAAGAGTGCATTGCTCTGTTCCAACGGGATGTTGGAACTCTGCATGGCTGCCGAGAACTTGACGAAGTTCTGCTGAAGACTGCCAACCGACACACCGGCGCCAATCGCCGTGTCGCGCAAGAACACCAATTGCGACGCCACGGTGCCCGTGTCTTTGTAGATGGCCATGAGGCCACGTCGCAGTTGCTCGGTTTGCGCAATCGTCGTAATGAACGCGACACCGAGTTCTTTGACCTTGTTGACCAGATAGCCGACGGCATCGGCAATGATGTTGCCGGCTGCGATCTGGCCCAGTGAGTTCTTGAACAGCGAAGCCGCGCGATCGGCCACCGTCAGGGTGCCGCTCAGTTG